TGAAGAATTATACAGGTTCTGCGTGGCAAAGTTTAAAACCAACATCTTCTGAGCAAACAAATATTGATGCAGTAGCTGCAGACGCAACTGACATTGGTGCAGTAGCAGGTAAAGCAACTGAAATTGGTTTACTAGGTACTTCATCAAATATTACTGCTATGGGATTACTTGGTACTTCAGCAGTAGTTACTGATATGGGTATATTAGGAACTTCTGACGTTGTAACTGATATGAACACTTTAGGTACAACTGATGTTGTTAATGACATGAATTTATTAGGTACATCATCAAATGTTACAGCAATGAATACTTTAGGAACTTCAACTAACGTAACTAACATGGCAACTGTTGCTTCCAACATAGCTGGTGTTAATAGTTTTGCTGAAAGATATAGAGTAGGATCATCTGACCCAGCATCAAGTTTAGATGAGGGTGATTTATTTTATAATACGAGTTCTAATGAATTAAAATATTACAATGGCTCATCTTGGACCGCTATTGTAGCTGATACAGACGTTAAAGTATCTGTTAGTTCAAATGACACTACACCGGGTTTCTTAAATGGTAAATTAGTTGCTGGAACTGGAGTATCTTTAACTGAAGGAAATGATGGTGGAAACGAAACATTAACAATAGCATCTTCTGGAGCTACAGCAGGTTTTGCTGTTGCAATGGCGATTGCCTTATAGTATAGGAATAAAGTATGGCACAAGATTTTGAGAGAGTTTTAAAAACAAGCATAGGTACATCTGCTACTGAAATAAGACCAGCAGCTAATAGTGATGATGCAATTATTGGCATGAGATTTGCAAACAAATCTACATCATCTGTAACTGTAGATGCTACAGTAAAAAATAGTAGTACAAGCTACTATTTAATTAAAGACGCACCAATACCTGCTGGTGGATCATTAGAATTAATTGATGGAGGATCAAAAGTAGTTTTACAATCTGGTGATTCTGTAGAAGCATTAGCTTCAACAGGTAGTGCAGTTGATGTAATACTGTCTGTTGTTGATTCCATAAGTACATAGGAGAATACATTTGGCTTATTTAGGTAACAGACCAGCAGAAAGTTACGCAAGTTTTGAAAGACAAGTTTTTACTATTGTCAATTCTCAAACTGCATACACTTTAAATCATAGTGTCGTAAATGAAAACGATATTAGACTTGTAGTTAATAATGTTGTTCAAGAACCGGGTAGTGGTAAAGCATATACTGCATCTGGCACTACTCTTACACTATCAGCAGCATTGGTTAATGGTACAGACGAAATGTACTGTGTGTTTTTAGGCAGAGCTTTACAAACTGTTAATCCACCAAACGCATCTGTTGGAAACGATCAAACAGCAGCTACAATTATTACTGGACAAACTGCTGAAACTTCTATTGCTACAGACGATACTGTATTAATTCATGATACATCTGCTGGAGCATTAAGAAAAATGACTAGAGCAAACTTTGTATCTGGAATTGGTGGAACTAATACTCCAGCTTTTCAAGCATCACTTACAAACAGTTTATCTATAACAGACAATACAAATGCAGATGTTGTTTTTAATAGTGAGCTTTATGATGTTGGTAGTTGTTATGATACTTCAAATGGAGAATTTACAGTACCAAGTGGAGAAGCTGGAAAATATATGTTTGGAACTAATGTATGGTTTACTGATGGTGCTGGAAATGTATCAGATATGCTTGTATATGTTCATTCAACAATATCATCAACTGCAACACAATCTCAAATTGCTAGAGCAGAAAGTACATCAAATGGAACTCTCCATACTCAATTAAATTTAGGTGCTTGTTGGACTTTTAATTTAGGTGTTGGAGATAAAGTAAAAATACAAGTTTACGCAGATACAAATAATGGTTCTGCAACTGGAGTTGGAACTGGTGGTACACCAGGTAAAACAATTTTTTGGGGACATAAAATTATAGAATAAGGAAAATAAATTATGGCAATAGATAAAATACAATCAGAATCAATTAACCTTGCAGATAACTTTGCATTTACAGGAACTGTAACTGGTGCTGGAGAAACCAATTCTCCATCTTTCTTTGCAGAATTATCAAGCCAACAAGATACTGTTAATGGCTCTACAACCAAAGTTAATTTAAACAATGTTGTTTTAGATACTGCTTCTGGTTGGGATAGTTCAAACTACAAATGGACAGTGCCAAGTGGTCAAGGTGGTAAATATTTTATATCTGCTTCAGTTAATTCAAGATCAAGTGATAACAATGCTGTTGCTTGGTGTTTTGCCAAAATTTTTATTAATAATACTGAAATGGAAGTTGGTGGTTTTAGAACAGCAAATACACAATCAAATTATATACATGAAGCAACATCTCACGTTTCTGTTATTAGATCATTATCAGCAGCAGATTATGTTCAACTTTATGGAATTACTTATGGTGGAGGAACAGTTAAATTTGGAACAGAATTATCATCATTAAAAATATTTAAAGTAGCAAGTTAAAATTAAGGAGGTAAAAAAAATGGCTCAACTAAATACAAAAGTAAAAGAATACTGCAAAGCTAATGGAGTTAGTAATGTAGATTTTTTAAGTGATGTTAGGTTGCAAGATGATGGTCAAGGTGCGTATATCAAAGAATGGAATCTTGATATTGCACAACCAACTGATGAGCAATTAGCATCTTATGAAACTGCTGCAAATACTGCTGAGAGTAATGCTCAAGTAGATACTGCAAGACGTCAAGCCTATGGTTCTTGGAACGATCAATTAGATGAAATATTCCATGACATAGATGCTTGGAAAACAAGAATACAAGGTGTAAAAGATAATAATCCTAAGGAATAATTTATGGCATATTTGGGTAGACAACCTGTTATTGGAAATTTTGTAAAGCTAGACGCAATAACTGCTGTTAATGGTCAAGCTGCATACACTATGCAGAATGGATCTGTAAATTTTACAGACTATTCTAGTGTCAATCAATTTTTAGTTTCACTTAATGGAACTATCCAATCACCGGGTAGCTCCTTTACAGTAAGTGGTTCTACACTTACATTTGCATCTAACCTATCTACAGGAGATGTTATAGATTTTATAATAGTTTTTGGTAATTCCTTATCTGCTGGAACACCAACAGATGATACAATTACAGCAGCTAAATTAAATAACACAGCAATAACTGGTCAAACAGCAGAAGCTACAGTAGCTGATGATGATACAGTTTTAATACATGATACGTCTGCTTCTGCACTTAGAAAAATGACAGTTTCAAATCTTACAGCTAACGCTGGATTAGATGGTTGGTCATCAAATTCTGGAAACTTATTACCAGCAGATGCAAGTAAAGGAATTTATTTAGGAGTTAATTCTGCGACAGCATCAAATCTTTTAGATGATTACGAAGAAGGAACTTGGACCGGAACTGTAAGTGGTGGTGTTTTTTCATATTCAAAAAATACAGGATATTACAGAAAAGTTGGAAATTTAGTTTATATTCAAATATATTTAAGCATAAGTGGTTATACAAGTGGATCACGAGTAAGTTTAGAGGGATTACCTTTTACATCAAAAAATATAAGTTCTTATGATGGTCATTATCCAATTTCTTGTACTAGATTTAACAATGTTCATGAAAGTGTTTTAGCAGTTTATCCAATGATTAATGCTGGAGGAACAAGTTTAAAATGTGATACAATGAACTCTGCTGGAAATACTATTACCAGTAATAACGTAGAATTTTTTGGAGCATCTACTATTGCAAGATTTGCGGGGTGCTACATAACAGATTAAGGAGGATAAACTATGGCAATAACAAAAGAAACACTTGTTGGTAAAATAGAAATCGTTGGAGAGTTTAAATCAGTTCAAGTAAGAAATGATACTGTTATTAAAGAAGATGATTCAGAATTAACAAGAAGTTATCATAGACATGTTTTACATCCAGATGCAGACATAACTAATGAAACTTCAGAAGTTCAAGCAGTATGTAATGCAGTATGGACTGATCAGATAAAAGCTGACTATGCAACTTTTAAAGCTAACCAAGAGAATAATTAATGGCAATAATTAAACCAAACAATAATACATTATCAGCAGTAACTGCTTTACCAGCAGCTATTTCTACTGGTAAGGTTTTGCAAGTAGTATCTACTAACTTAACTTCTGTTGTAAGTATAAGTGTTCCAGATGGTACTACTCCATCAAATGTTTCTGGGTTAAGTGTAACAATAACACCATCAGCAACAACAAGTAAAATTTTTTTAACAGCACAAGTTGTTTTTACTTTAAATAATGATACTTATGGAACTTTAGGTGGAGTAATATTTCAAAGAGGAACAACAAAATTAAATGCTGGTGGAGATAATCTTAGTGGAACTACAGTAGTTGGACAAAATGAAAGTGCAATTTATGGATTTTGTACAATACCATTACAATATCTTGACTCACCCTCAACTACGAGTGCGACCACGTATAGTGTAGCTGTAAAAAATATGATCGGTGGAGATATACAAGGATATATAAATGGTGCAAAAAATGGTAGTAATAAAGGATCATCAACAATAACAGCTTATGAAATAGGAGCATAAAAATTATGAGTAATCCAATGAGAGCAATAATTGCAATAAATCCAAAAGCAGAAGTTGCTATTGAAGCAGATGATATAAATCAAATTACATGGTTAAATGGAACAACACCTATTCCTAAAGCTGAGATAGAAGCAAAGATGGCAGAATTTCCTACTGAAGAAGAAGAAAGAATTGCATTAGAAAATTTAAAAGCTAGTGCTAAAGCTAAACTAATTGCTGGACAGCCACTTACTGAAGAGGAAGCTAACACGATTGTGTTATAATGAAATTTGTATTGGCTTACACTATCTGTTCGGCTATCACAGGTATTTGTAATACACCAGTGGCACATCCTGTAGATTTTAATACTTGGACCGATTGCACAAAATCTGGTGCAGTAATAACTATAAAAACTACTAATGATTTTTTAGAAAGATTTGAAGAAGAAAAATTATACGTTACTTATTTTTGTAATTTAGTGGAGAGAGATGATGCCTAAAAATTCTGCATTAGAAAGAATAGAATCACACGAAAAACTTTGTCGTATTATGCAGAAACAAACTCATCAAAAAATTAATAATATAGAAACAGAAATTAAAGATATTAAAAAACATTTATACTATGCTATGTCTGCACTCATAGGTGGTATGTTTACAATTATAGTTATATTATTTCAAAAACTTTAAACTTTAAGGCTGCTATGGCTAGAAGAAAAAAGGCAATCACTGGTTTAGTTAGCGAAATGAAAGTACAAATAGAACTTGCAGAAGATCCAAACTTGTTAGTATTTACACCGCTTGGTGGTCTGGGTCCGGTAGATATTGTTACTTTAAATATGGTTACAGGTGAGTATACTGGATATGATGTTAAGTCAAAAAACTATAGAAAGAAAGATAGTTATGTTGCACCAGATGGGTACAAAAGAAATCTTAAAGGAACTTTTATATCAAGAGGTGCTACTAAAGAACAAAAGAAACTAAAGATAAAGATAATATATGCCAAATGATAATTCACTAGATATTATTAATGAGTATAAAGAGCAGGTCAGAATACTAAAAGGACAAATTGCAGAGCTTGAAGATGCAAATAAATCTAAAGATTCAGCCAATAAAAGGTGTTTGCAAAAGCTAGAATTTTGTAATAAAGATTTAGAGGATGCACTATCAAAGATTAAAGAGTTAGAGGAGAAGAATAATGCCATTTGAAATGATAACAATGTTAGGCTCTACTGTACTTGGTGGAGTGATGAGTATTTGGTCCCAAAGTATTAAAGCAAAACAAGCAGAACAAAAAATGTTACTTCAAAGAGCTGAAGTACAACAAAAAGGTTTTAAAGAAGCAAGAGAGTATGAGAACACAGGTTTTCAATGGACCAGAAGAATAATAGCTCTTACTGCTATCTTTGCTATAGTTGTATTACCAAAAATTTTACCACTTATTTCTCCAGATGCTCACGTTGTAGTTGGCTACACACAATTTAAACCCGGATTTTTATTTTTTGAAGGTAAAGAAATTATGAAGTGGGTTCCTATGGATGCTAAAGGAATAATTATTACACCATTAGATACTAACTTAGTGTCTGCAATTATTGGTTTATACTTTGGTGGTTCCTTAGTTAAAAAATAATGAAGTCAATTAGCACATCATACACAAAACAATATAGTAAAAAGACAAGTATGTTGTCGCAACAAACAGGAAAAGATGGCAAAAAAAAAGTTCAATCTAGAAAAACTAGAACATATAAGAATACCAAAAAAAACAAGTATCGGTAGACGACCTAAACTATCTTCTATGAATAAACATAGAAAGAGACAAAAAGGTAAATCAAAAAATCGTGGACAAGGGAAGTAATATTTTATAATAAGAGATCGGAGGATACAAATATGAATGATGATATACCTGTACATGAACAAAACTTAAATATGATACAAAAGATTAAGAACAAAGCTACACACTATTGGACAGACCATAAAGAAATGGTTATCGTAGTAGCTGTAGTATTAGTTATTGCTATCATTATATAATCAAACACAAGGACAACCTATGGAGATAGACAGGATGAACTATTACTTTACAGGTGTCCTAATCATTATGATGGTCCTTCTAGCTTTTTGTGGAGGACCAGCAATATGATTGATAAATTTTTATATTCTTTTTTTGGAAAATTAGATATACTTTCAAGTTGGATAGACAAACTATTTGCACCACGTTGTAAATGTAAAAAGAAAAAGAAATGAAAGTAAGTGAAAATACATCAGTAAGTATGCCAATTAAAAATATGGTTGGTATAATTGTTGCGGTTGCTATGGGTATTTTTGCATACACCGAAGTTACTGCTAGACTAACATCATTAGAAACATCAAGAGAATTATTTGAAGCTGACTTACTTAAAAAAAGTCATCAATTACCTGTGGACCAAGAACAATTTATGTTGCTTGAAGATTTATATAAAACAGTAGAAAAAATTGAAACTAGAATAGAAGATATGATGCACAATAAAGTTAATATACAATTTTTACAAAACCAAGTTGAAAAACTTTTAAAAGATGTAGAACAGTTAAAAGATAAAGTAAGAGCAAATGGTAATGGTCATGGTTGAGTTAGTAGTAGCATTATTAATGATTGTAAATGGAGAGATTAAAGAACATAGAATACAAGAATCCATGTCTCAATGTCTAAAAGGTAAAAGAATTGCAATGCGTACTAATACAGGCAACAATATTGAATACCAGTGCATAAAATCAATGGCTGAAACAGAAATATACATGGGTCAAAAATCAATTAAAAAATTAATATTAGAATAATGGCTGATAAACAACCACCAAGGACTAAAAAATATTACAGGTCTACAAAGTCTGGTGCTGGTATGACTAGAGCTGGTGTTAAAAAATATAGAAGAGATAATCCCGGATCAAAATTAAAAACTGCAGTAACAGGTAAAGTTAAAAAAGGATCTAAAGCTGCTAAACGTAGAAAAAGTTATTGTGCTAGATCAGCCGGACAGATGAAAAAGTTTCCTAAAGCTGCAAGAAATCCTAACTCAAGACTAAGACAAGCAAGACGTAGGTGGAAATGCCGATAAAAAAGAAGTCATGGGTAAGACCAAAACATCAATCTTTAATTTGTGGATATTGTGAAAGTTGCAATAGACAACTAATGAGTGATGAAGGTGGATGGATTATTACAGCTAAGAAACAATATTTTTGCCATGATGGCAAAGATGGTAGTTGTTTTGACAACTATTGTGTGTTAAAAATAAAACAACAAAAGGAAAATAATTATGTATGGTAAATCAAAAGGTAAAAGTAAACTAACAGCAAAACAAAAAACTTTGCCTTCAGCTTTGAAAAAAAAAATAATGAAAGCAAAAAAGAAAGGTAAAAAATAATGCCGGGTTATCACAAAACTAAATCTGGAAAAATGGCTAAGAAAGGTTTGTATTATAATATTAACAAACGTAAAAAAGCTGGTACATCCAGATCGAAAAAAAAATCTACAATTAGTTCTAAGGCTTATAAGAACATGAAGTCTGGGTTTAAGAAATAGTATTTTTTATTTCTTCAAACTCTTGCCACAATGATTGCTCTGGGGACCAGTATCTTTTTTGGTCCCTCTTCATTTCTATAGAATGTAAAACTGTGGTATGATCCTGTCCAAAATATCTACCTATATCTGAAAGTGTCATAGAATATTTTTCAAATAATAAATTGTGTATTACATTTCTTGCTCTTACCACATCTGAAGTTCTTGATTTACCCATTAATGTTTCTTTATGTACTTCAAAATATACACAAACTTTATTAATAACACTTTGAACTTGTGATGGTTTAGGTCTAGCAATAGTAAAACCAACAACTTTTTTATTTGGTGGAGCAACCACTACTGGTCTTTTTCTATTATCCATTTCTTTACATCCATTTAAAAAACCAAGTCTGTAAATTTTTTTTCTATCTTCAGTTAATAAATCGTAAGATGATTTAACTTCATAGATAAATTGATTTTGATTTAAGTATTTAATATGATTTTCGTATACTTGATTTATATTTTTAGTCATAGATCCCCTACGTTTTCCTTCAGTTTTTTTTAATAATTAAATTAATAAGTTTATCTTCTCATTAATTCTTCTTTTGTCTGCTCTATCTTCCATATCAATCTAAAAGAATCTTTTTGATATTTCCCAACTTTTTGTTTTGCTTCCAGATACTTCTCATGCTTCTTTGCTTGAAGATCCTTTAGCTTCTGCAGACGCAATCTGATCTGTTCCATCATGCTCCTTTTTTACTGTTGTAAAATCAATCTTTAAATTCTTGATCTTACATTCTACAAGCTCTCCATTATTAGAGTTGTTTGCAGCCTTCTTGACATCATCAAATAATTCAATCATCTCGAATGAACATTCTCCATTGATAATTCTTCGGTATTTTTTCATACTTTATCCTTTTTGGCAACCTCTTTTTTGTGTATTTCTTTGGTCATTTTATTGTACACACTAAGGTCCAAATAGTTATCTGCTTTAAAATTTTTTGTTGATCTATATAGTTTTAGAGCCATCATTAATTGACCTATTTGGTGTGGTTTTATTCGTTTCTTTAAATTACCAGCTAAGATAATTGTAAACATTTCTGCTAACATTACAAAGTTTTCTTGATAGTTACCATAATCTTTCTCTCGATCATTAATAACTTTTTTTTCAATCTCTTGATCTATATCTGTTATTTTATTGTCCATATTAAGAGAGGTGTCTTGGGGAAGAAAACTACCGAAAGGGAACTAGAAAGAAAAAACTCCCCCAAGACTAGATATAAGTTAAACCTAGGAGTTAAAACTTATATGATTGTTTATTACCATAATTAGGTTTGCTTTGAAACCCTTTATTTGCAGTTGCAGGTTTATCAGTATTGGAAGTAGGTGGTGAAATCTTGACAGTTATACCAACAACATTCCCTTCTCCATCCTGTTCATCCCAAGCGCACTGGTTCCACCAATTACCATCTGTCATCTTCACACCTTTGGTCCATTTCTTTCCCTCTGGTGAATTTTCTTGTGGTGGTGCTACCCAATCCGGTTGCTTCGCTTCATTCTTGTTATGGTTTCTTACAAGATTACACCATACTACATCTTCACTCATTGTTTTCTCCTTTGTTATCATCAGCTTTGCTGATCATTTGTTAGTTGTGTCTCACGAGTTTCAGCAACATCTGTTACTTGCCTGTATGCTCGTAAGTTGTTTCTTAATAGAAAATCAACATCCTTTCTAATTAAATCTTTAACCTCATTAAATTCAGCTAAAGAATTAGTTGCTTTCAAAGCACGTTTCATTTCTTCTACATCTATAGTATCATCCATATATGTAGGTTCTTCAACAGATTGCTCTGTAGAATCTTCAAATGGTTTTGGCTCGTAGCCATCCTCATCTTTAACACCTGTTTTAAGATTTAATAAATTTAAGAACGCATACTTTCTTGAGTATGACATAGCATTACCTGTTCCAAATTTATCAAGATTGCCAAATGCTGAACACCCATCAACAAGTATATGTTGTGTTGGATCATCAACATCATAAACTCGCATGGTACATACGACCATAACTTGTTTTATGTTTGGTACAATCTCTGTTAGATAATTACAAGTTGCATACAAACCATTGTCTAACAAGGCTTGTGTTGCAGTTGCTTGTACATCATCATGTAATAATGGGTTAAAGTGCATCCCATTTGCCTTTGCACCTTTCTTGACACCTTTTGCACTTAAACAAGCATCATGTAATTTTTGGTATATATTTTTTTTAGTCATTTTTCCTTTCACAGTTTTCTTTGTTTATATCTTTTTTCCAATTAGAATTTTTTTCTACTTTCCAAACGTAAGAAGTAACTATTGTGTTATTATTTACAGTACACTTCTTACCAAATACTAATTTGGTTTTTGGTTCTTCATGTGCAAACGCACTTGTTGTCATTATTAAAGACAACAATACTACTATTATTTTACTCATGCTTTTATTCCCCATAGGTTAGTTATTAGTTTTAATTGTTCCGGAGCCAAATCTTTATAATAAAAAAAATGGTTCATGTCTGGTGGCTCACACATCAATGCAAGTTCAGACAGATTACCTTTGCAAAACATAATCATACGTTCCCAAAGTATAATCTTTTCAACCATCTTAAAGTATAAATGCTCCAGATGTTCTTTCTTCATTAACTCATGCGATTGATCAAAGATAATATGATCTTTATCATTTACATAAATTAAATATGGTACCTTCTTGGTAGTCATATAATAAAATGAAGTCTGTGTTAGGTTATCCATTGCAGGTTCAGTGGGTAAATTTTGTGTACTCATATTCCACTGATTTTTATTACTAACCTTTTTAATATTTGGTGGTTTTGTTTTTAATTCTATAAATAATTTATCTGTCAGATAATCTATTCTACCGGTTATCGGTTTGATCATGGTAAACTCTTTGTGATCAACATATTTTTCGCAAACTAATTTATCAGTTCCTACTAAATCTTTCACTACTTTTTTTGTAATACCTATACAATCGTGTGCATAACTTACCATTTCTTTTCTTGCATATTCATCTTTTTGATCTACCGGATCTTTTTTATTTATTTCTTCTAGTTCTTTATTAAAACAAACATTATAATCTCGGTCCCATTCTGAAGCGACAGAGGTTTTTGTTTTGAATAAAACATCTGCAATCAATCTTTGTACTGTATTGTTTACAAGGTTGCCAAAGTTAGGCTTGTATCTCCATGACCAAGACCTTCTAATTTTTTCCGAAAAAGTATATTGAATTAAATTTTTTGCAAAAGGTGTAGAAGTTGAGGTATAGGACCAATGATCTAATCCATCTCCACCATTGAATATTGCAAATGCTTCTTCTATTAATTGTTCTTTTGTTTTTTCTCTGAGTTTCATAAGTTCCTTTAGTTTTCCACCATCTATACACATATTTTTTTTGTTGTAAAGAAAATAATATAATATATATAGATACAAATTAGATAAAGAAAGGACTTATGACACTTGAAGAATATCGTAAAAAGAAAGGTTTATCCTACTATAATTTTGGACTTGAGCTTGGCATTGTAGGTGTACAAAATCCCGGCACATCAGTTCAAAGGTGGTGTTTAACTGCTAAAGTTAAAAGATTTCCCGATCCAGAAATGGTAAAGAAAATTTTAGAAGTAACGAACAACGAAGTAACCATAGAGGATTTGTACAGTGCTTGGTACGAAAAATTTTAAATATAAAAGAGTAAAAATTATTTGGCAAGATATTGTATCATCTAGCGATTGGACCACTTTAGAAAAAGCTAAAGAACAAACTTATAGTTGGTGCGAAGATACCGGTTATCTTTTATACAAAGATCAAAAAAAACTTATTATTTTTGCTTCACATAGCTTTGATGATGATGGAACATTAACAGTTGGTAATACCACTGTATATCCTAGATCAGTTGTTAAAAAGATTGAGGTATTAAAATGACATACGAAGGTATGTTTGATGAGATTGATTGTAAGTTTGAATTAAAAAGAGCCAAGAAGTATATCAAAAAACAATCAGATTTAATACTAGCACTTGAAAAACAATTAGAAGAAAAAGAAAACGAAATACTAATGATAAAACAGAAAGGGAAAAATGATTGAGATATTTTTAGATGCACCAATGGAGTTACAAGTGTTGTTGTCATGTATTTTGCTCGTATTAATTTGGAGTGTGTTTAAAGAATAATGGCACGTTGGACTTATGCTTTTTCCAATGGCAATTACAATGATTGGCATAGAAAATTTGATGGTATAGCTATGATTGATGTAGATAGTATCGAGGTTTGTCCACGTTGCTACGAGCCACTTGCTATACTTGAAACTTGTTATGATAAAGGACAGAAATATAAGGCTACAAACCTTGTAAAAACCCTCGCTAGTCGCTTAAATATACCCTGTTTTTTAGTTTTCTATAAAAATCTGACCGACACCACCCTAACCTTTAGAGTTAAGCGAATAACAAGCTCTCCGACAGACTTTGAGCTGATGAATGAGGACCAGTGGGTATCCATCTTGCTAGACCTCCAACAAAATCATAGGAAAGTTTGTAAACATGAACAATAATCGTGCTTTTTTACACATAACCTACAAACTTTATGGACACCTTGATAAATTAAGTGGTACTAAAAAATCTAATTGTTTGAACTGCTATTTATCTTTAATGAAACACGCATGGAAGAAGAATAACTATGAATGTGGCTTGAGATACTCTACAATCGCTAAAGAAACCAAACTATCTCGTATAACTGTAAGAAGAACTTTAAATACTTTGGAAAAATTACATATTATATCTACTGTTAGAGGTAGGTCCGGTAAAAGCTATAAAATTAACCAATTATTCCTTAAAACTGAATCAGATGGATCAATTTTATACACTAATAATAATAAGAAGTATAAAAAAGATCACTCAGATGTATATAAAAGATCAGTATTAGAAGAAACAATATACATTAATAATATAGAAAAGATTATAAGAGATAATAGGAATGATAAAGATAGTTTAATATTAAACTTATCAAAGCTCCCCCTGTCAGAACTTAATTCAGATACTAAAAATCCATATTATATAAAGTTAGCCAAAGCAAAGAAAATTGAATTGGATCGTGAAAGTAAGGCTACCTATGTACATCCTCAAAAAATAATTAATGAACTAACCAAGATTAAGAAAAATAGTAACCCTAGATATAGAGAAAAGGTTGCTTTTAATAAACGTAATAATCTTGATTGGAAAGGTAAACCGAAAAAATAATGGTAGGTAGACCAATGCGTAAGGTTTTCTGTCAAGGCTTTACGAGAGCTGGTAGACGTATTGGAAAACTAATACCATGTAAAATGAAAGGTTATGAACTTGCAAATGGTACATATTATTGTAAGTATCATGGCTATCAGAATGTTAAAGGCTTTAGAAAGAAAAACTACACACATGAAACGAGGATCAAACAATTAAGTAAATTACAACAGTTTAGGAACTATACAGATGACCAACTCAAAGAATACTATTACAACCAAGTCAAAGTCAGAATTGATAACAACGAGCCAAGCCGATACAATTTGCGAAAAACTCACGAGAGGTCTAACTCTTACCGAAATACTAGAGGAAAAACAGTACGAGTTCAGCTTGATGAAATTTTATCATTTCTTAAAAAAAAATCCCGAGATGAATGAAAGAATAACTGAAGCTAGAAAAAATGGTGTTCAAACTTTAATAGATAAATTATTGCAAGTCTTTCAGTACCAAGAGATAGAAAACCCTAATCAGATACTATGGATAAGGGAAAAAACAAAGTTCATTACCTTTTTGGCTAACAAACTTACAGATTTATATTCAGATAATAAGGTCCAGAATGTTAAAACTGATCAATCAATTAAAATTTCATGGGAAGATAATCAAAGTGATATGATTGATGTATCAGAGGATATAGTTGATATACCCTCTGATAATAAAGATTAATATTCTAATATTTCAATATAATCTTTTATCCACTCTTTAACTTCTGATCTATTTTTAAATTCTGGAATACCATCATCTCCACTTGTTATCTCTAATGCTTGTGTTTCATTACTTAATAAATCACTATGTTCATAAACTTTATATGGATCATAAATAACTATTTTATATTTTTTCATTTTATCTCCCTTCTATTTTTTTTATATACCACTCTGGTGGAATTACATATACGTCATAAACTGCATTAGGATATTTTTTTTTCACTTGTAAATGTTCACACTCAAAACAAGTATAGTCATTATAATGATCACAACTTACACAATTTTTATCTGGTTTTACAAAATCTAAATTTATATATTCCATTTTATTTTTTCCTTTCTTAATCGTGATCGTATTGTTTCATTACAATATTAAAAGTAATATTGTTATGTGCTTGATGGCTATCCGCAAGTTGTTCAAGAATATTTGCTAATTCTTTAATATTCATACCATCATTGCTTTCATAGGTAGCTAACACTTGATCTGTCATTTTCTTATGAGTTTTCTCGTGATATTTATTACCTTTTATTTCTACTTTGTATTTGTCTATGTACATTATTTTCCCTTTCTTGTTTATTGTTTTTCTTGTTCTAGTTTTTTTTCATAAAAATAAACTTTAGCAATAACACCTTTTGTTGCACAATCTCTTATTGAAAAATCTACATCATCAAACTCATTATCAAGTCTTTTGATTAATTCATGTTCTGTTAATTTGCTTTCCTTGTTCATTTAGTTTCCTTTCTTGTTGTTTATAATAGGTGTATATTACACCTTTAGCATTTAAAATATTTATGAGTGTTAATCTCATAAGTTCTTTTAAATTTTGTTGTTGTAGTTGTTTATTCATTAATAATGTGGGTCAAGATATGGTATATCTTCTTCAACTAATTCAATCGCACTTCTTAATTCAAAGGCTTGGTCTTTCCATATTTTTTCTTTAGGCTCTTGATTTACTTGTTGCAATTTTCTGTTTAACACTTCATTCATAACTTCAACCGCTTTCCAATATCTTCGTTGTTTAAATTTATAAGTTAGTTCCTTTTTTTTCCACCATAACCAACTTTTAAATCCTAATAATTTAATTGCTTTTATCATTTATTTTTCCCTTTCATCTTTTTGTATTTGTTTTTTAGCTTCTTTAAATGTTATTAATGCGTCATTGTAGTCAGAGTAAAAATCTTCATCTACAATGTATTTATTTTTACTGACCACATCAACAAACCAGCTATCTTCATCTTTAAATTTACTCATTGTGTCATTAAAAACCACATGACCAATATAAGTATGGTATCTCCCGCATTTGCTATTGTATTCCATTTTATTTTTCCCTTTTGTTTTTTTCATTTACCATATCAACCAAATCATTTGGTAATGGCTCTAAATCATAATCATAAAATATGGCAAGATTTTGTTCTTCTTCTTGCTTTAATTTATCTAAGTACTTGTTCCAATTATCAATCATTTTACCTAATTCATCTACTTTTTTATTCATATTTCCCTTTCTAGTCTATTGTTGCCATTATACCTAATACAGCTATTATAATAAAAGCTATAAAATATCCTACACCTAATAAAGTTATTATTGTTTCCATTTATTCCTCGCTTTCTGTGTCATCTTGAATTGTCAATTCTACTTGTTCATCAATTTCAATTATTGTTTCATATTGACAGCCATTTAAAGTATTATTTTTTAAATAATAAAATCTTAAATCTTTATTTTGATCACAAGATTTTAATTTTTTTATTAATTCCTTAACTTTCATTTATTCCTCGCTTTCTATTTTTATTTTTTTATATGCAACAATTTTAAAATCATAACCAATAGTGTCATCATCAATTTTTAATTTTAATGCTTGTTGCCAATCTTTTAATGGGTTAAATTTACAATCATAATCTATTCCAATAAACATTGGTTTATTAAAGTTTATCCATTTATTTTTATTCATGGTCCTCGCTTTCTATTTGTTTTTTACTTTTAAATATGCTCTGTCTATAATTTTCATTAAAATATCAAATTGTTCAGTTGATAAGTCTTGAAAATCTTTTACATATTTTTTTAGTTCATCATCTTTTTTCATTGATGATATAACTTTCTTTTTTAGTTCTTGATTTGTCATAGTTCCCTTTCTATTTGTTTAAGTCTGTTAAGATGTACTCTCCAGATTTAATTTTTGATCTAGTGATCGCAATACCTTCATCTAAAAAATCATTTCTATATTTTGATGTTGTGTTGCTATAGTTCCAATATTTTTCATCAAGATATATTTTAACACCACCTTGTCCAACTTGATCAGAATGATCGTTATAATCTTTTTTTGCAATTATTGAACGATAACTTTGGAAATATTCGTTGCCTTTGTCATCAGTAATTATAAATTGATTTGCGACCTTGTTACCGGCTCGGCTTGTCATGTTTTGTACTTTCATTTTAGTTTCCTTTCGTTAGTTAATTAAAGTTAATAAATAAATACGGCTAGATTTAGGCAACATTTATTCTTGAAAATATAGGTTTATCAAAATAATAACAATTAACATGTTTAGTATCAAAATTGACTTCGTAACCATTGTCATTAAGTTTATCTATTAAAAGAGTTGCATCACAATCTTCTTCAAAATAATAACAACCATTTTCATAGTTGTAGTATGAATATTCTGAAAAATCTTTTATATTTATATCAAATGCTTCAAGATCATATTTTGATATTTTAATATATCCATGACTTTCATTATCATAGAATTTTAATGTTATTTTTTTTGTCATTTTTTTTGTTCCTTTCTTAGTTGTTTATTTAATAAATTTAATTTGTTTTTGTGTCAATTTTGTGGCATGAAAACCAACAGCTTCAAGATCACTTGTAAAGAATTGACAAGTATCACATCTCTCAATGTGTGGTTTGTGATATGGGTCCTTTTTTGAAATCAATCCACTACTTTCAACTTCTTGAAAATATCCATGACCTTCACAATCTTCACAATTATTTATTTTGTGTTTATATTTTTGCATTATTTATTCCCTTCTAATTTATCTTGTTTTTGTTTTGATCTTGCATAAGCTAAGCAAGTTTTTAATTGTTTGTCAGTTAATTGACCACATATAAAATTAAAAACATCAAATTGATTATCAAAGTTTTCAATTTCTCTATATTTGACATCTAACTTGTTTATTAAAATATAAGATTTATTCATTGTGTTTCCTTTGGTTGATTTGTTTTTTTTCATAACAAAGCATCTTAAATTAATAAGGCATAATTAAGGCATATACAAAAAAGATTTATTATTTATTTGTGTGATATATTTGCAACAGTGTTGTATATTTACAGTTTAGAATTGTTCTAATGTTTATTTAATGAAGGACCAGAAATAAAGGACCAAGAATAAAAAGGACCAAGAATAAATTTTATAATTAAAGTTTATAAAAGATCGTATCCATTTATAAACAGCGTTTGTTTTTTTTCTCACGATAAAACAAACGACAGTATTTCTGATCTATCTATTAAAAATTATTTAATTAATTAAATAGTTACCAATAACTTTCTATTATCACTAATCTGTAATGGATATATTTTAGCTGAGATTATCTAGTTTTTTGATTTTTAAATTTAGCATATACCCAAGATTTTACCCGCAGTTTTCTTTCTATATATAGACCGGACTTGAGGACACCCTTAGAGCCACCCACCTCTTTATACACAAACACTTTTCTGTTTTATTTTTTTTTAAAATGCACTAGATGTAGTATATGGATTACTTTACTGCAGATGATTTAGATTCAGTTGCTTATATTGAGGAAAATACAAACAACGTAATTATTAAGTTTTATGGATTTCCCAATAAAGTAGCAGCCGATCTATTTATTAGCTATGCTATGCTCAATATGGGTTTTGATTACCAACCTCTATCTGGTATGAAGTCAGACATGATACACTAAATATGGATATTAAAATACCCTACACACCAAGGAAGCATCAAGCTCATTTACATAGAGAAATAGATAAACATAGATGGAATGTATTAGTATGCCATAGAAGATTTGGCAAAACAGTGTGCATGATCAACCACCTAATTAGGTCAGCATTACTGTCTAAACTTAACAACCCTAGGTTTGCTTACATTGCACCCACCTTTAAACAAGCAAAGTCTATCGCATGGGATTATATGAAACAGTTTACCGCTAAAATACCCCACACCAAATTTAACGAAACAGAGCTGCGTGTAGACCTACCTAATGGTGCTAGGATCACCTTGCTAGGCTCCGAATCTCCAGATGGGTTAAGAGGTATATATCTTGATGGCTGCGTAATTGATGAGTACGCAAACGTCAATAGTAAGTTATTTCCAGAAATAATTAGACCAGCACTATCTGACAGAAAAGGCTACTGTGTCTTTATTGGTACACCTATGGGAATGAACAACAACTTTTATGAACTATACCAACACGCACAAGGTGCGGAAGATTGGTTTAACTACAAAGCTAAAGCATCAGATACTAAGATTGTAGACAATGATGAGTTGGTCAAGGCAAAAGAAGTAATGGGAGAGAAGAAGTACCTACAAGAATTTGAATGTGATTGGATAGCCAACATTGAAGGAGCAGTGTATGGAGATGTTATCGCAAAGTTAGATGATGATAAACAACTTACAAGAGTTCCTTACGATCCTGCCTTACCAGTATCTACAGCATGGGATCTTGGGGTTTCCGATCACAGTAGTATAATATTTTATCAACAGCTCGGCAGAAGCATTAACATAATAGATTACCATGAGGAGAAAGGTCAAGGTCTACCTTATTACATTAAGATGATTAATGAAAAAGATTATATCTACAAAGATCACTTTGCACCACACGACATTGAAGTTACCGAATTTGGAAATGGTAAAACTCGGAGAGAGGTCGCTACGCAATTAGGATTAAGGTTTAAAGTCGTACCAAAAATTCCATTAGAAGATGGAATCCACGCAACAACAATGATGTTACCTAGATGCTGGATTGATGTAGATCATTGCAAAAACTTAATAGATGCGTTAAGACATTACCACAGGAAGTATATTGATAAAAACAGAATGTTTAGATCAAAACCTGTCCACGACTGGAGCAGCCATGCGTGTGATGCCATGAGGTATCTTGCTGTTGGTTTGCAAGAAATTAATACTAGACAATCGGCTCCACAAAGTGTAGCAGATAATAATTACAGGATTTTATAATTATGGGTTCAATATTCAAACCAAAAATGCCACCACTTCCACCAGTTGCTCCACCACCGGAAGTACCAAGTGAAGAAATTTCACCAGAAGAAAAAGAAAAAATTAAAAAAGAACAAGATGCTATTAGAAGAAGAAAAACAGGTAAAAAAGATACTATTCTTACTGGACCTCTTGGAATACAAGAAGATGAAGAAGAAGCATTAGAAACATTGTTAGGAAAAAAATAATATGGTTACATTTACTTCAGCAGATGACAAAAGGCAAAATTACAGAAGTAATCGTACTACAAGTACAAAAAAAACTACTGCTCCACAAAAAACAACAACAAGACCTAATCCTCATACAGATAGCGGATCTTCTACAACAACCACTGTATCATCACAAAGAATAAAAACAGCTAGAAAAGAATATGAATTAGCTACAGGAAGATCAAGACTTGATAATATGAAAGTAAAAAAAGTTCCAGCAGGAGTTCCTTTTTCAACAATTTTAAATGCTGGTCAAAAATTTAGACAAAAAACTTTAGATAAAAATGTAGAATATTTTAAAGGATTAAAAAGCAGAGGTAAAGCTACTCAATATGAATTAACTGACGAAGGTTATAAAGAATATATGAGAGATAGATCAGCAGGTAAAATAGATGCTGCTGGTAATGTTAATATTAATTATGGTAGAGACAATGAGGGTAATGTTCAACAAAAAAAAGTTGTAGGAGGTAAAACTATTTTAACTAAAGAAAAAACACAAGAACAAAAAATGGTAGAAGAAAAAAAAGAAAAAGAATATGATGAAAGAATAACAAAGAAAAAAGGTAGAAGAAAAACTATTAAAACTGGATCACTAGGTGTAACAAAAGTTTCAGATGATTATTCATTAGGTAAGAAAAGTTTATTAGGACAAGTAACATAATGGCAAAAACAGATTTAACTAAATCTTTAATCGCAAGATTTGATAGATTAAAATCACAAAGACAAAATTGGGAAACACATTGGCAGGATGTTGCAGACTATATGCAACCAAGAAAAGCTGACGTTACTAAAACAAGATCAAGAGGTGATAAACGTACAGAAAGAATTTTTGACAGTTCACCAATACAAGCAGTAGAATTATTAGCAGCATCATTACATGGTATGCTTACAAATCCTTCTACACCTTGGTTCTCATTAAGATTTAAAGATTCATCTTTGGATATGGATGATGAAGCAAAACTTTGGTTAGAATCTGCAACCGAAGTTATGTACACAGCATTTAATAGATCAAACTTTCAACAAGAAATATTTGAACTGTATCACGATTTAATTACATTTGGCACTGCAGCAATGCACATTCAAGAAGATAATGAAGATATATTAAAATTTTCTACAAGACATATTAATGAAATATTTATTGCAGAAGATGATAAGGGTAGAATAGATACTGTTTATAGAAAATTTAATTTATCAGTAAGAGCTGCAATTCAACAATTTGGTTCTGCAGTATCAACTGATATTCAATCACAAGCAAAAAAAGATCCCTTTAATGAAATAGAAATATTACACGCAGTATATCCGAGATCAGATTACAATCCTAAATTAAAAGATGCAGACAATATGCCATTTGAATCTGTTTATATTGAAATGAAAAATGCTAATGAATTATCTGTATCTGGTTTTCAAGAGTTCCCTTTCGTAGTACCGAGATACTTAAAAGCATCACATGAAATATATGGTAGATCACCAGCAATGACAGCATTGCCAGACGTAAAGATGCTAAACGAGATGTCAAAAACTACAATCAAAGCTGCTCAAAAACAAGTAGACCCACCACTATTAGTTCCGGATGATGGTTTTTTACTTCCTGTAAGAACTGTACCGGGTGGACTAAACTTTTACAGAAGTGGTACAAGAGATAGAATTGAACCATTAAACATTGGTGCAAATAATCCGCTAGGTTTAAATATGGAAGAGCAAAGAAGAACTGCAATTAGAGCAGTGTTTTATGTTGATCAACTAATGTTGCAACAAGGTCCACAAATGACAGCAACAGAAGTTATACAAAGAAACGAAGAGAAGATGAGATTGCTTGGACCAGTTTTAGGTAGACTACAATCAGAATTATTAAAACCTTTAATTGATAGATGTTTTAATATTTTATTTAGAAGAGAACAATTTGCTCCTGCACCAGAATTTTTATCTGGTCAAGACATAGAAATAGAATATGTTTCTCCTCTTGCTAAAGCACAAAAATCTACAGAACTTTCATCAATTACTAGAGGTATAGAAATATTAGGATCACTTGCTAATGTAGCTCCAGTATTTGATTACATTAACTTTGATGCTTTAGTTAAGCACGTTGCTGATCTTGTGGGTATTCCACAAAAGGTACTAAAGTTACAATCACAAGTTAATGCAGAAAGAGAAGAAGCTGCGGCTGCAGCACAACAACAACAACAAATGGCTGAAATGCAACAAGTTGCACAAGCCGGAGGAGCAATAGCACCATTAGCGAAAGCATTACCAGAAGAAGCAAAAGCTGTAGCAAATGCCGAAATGGAATAATATGGAACCGAAAGAACTAGAAAAGTTTTTACAAGAACTTCAAAAAAATTATAAATTTATATTCAACACAGAAGAAGGCAAGAAAGTCTTAGCTGATCTTGAAAAAAGATGTCATTATCATTCTACCACTAATGTAAAAGGTGATAGCCATGAGAGTGCATATATGGAAGGACAAAGGAGTGTCCTTTTATTTATTAAATCAATGCTCCAAACAAAGGATAAATAAAAATGTCAAATGAACAGATAACACAGGAAACTGTGCCTGTAGATCAAGCGACTACAGAAACAGTACAACAAACACCAGCACCAGCAACTGCTCCTGCTGAACAACCAACATCATCTTGGAAAGATTCTATTAGTGAAGAATTTAGAAAAGATCCTAGTATAGAAAAATTTACAGAGATTGATGCTTTAGCAAAAAGTTATATCAACGCAACTAGAATGATTGGTCAAGATAAAATTGCAATACCAACAAAAAATTCTACACAAGATGTGTGGGATGAAGCATACTCAAAGTTAGGTAGACCAGAATCTCCAGACAAATATAATCTAAATGTTGAATCAGATGTAATTCAAATGGATGAAAATGCAATTAAGAATTTTGCTGAACAATCTCACAAACTTGGTTTAAACAATAAACAAGCAGAAGGTATTTTAAACTTTTATAAAAACAATATGGAAGGTAATGCTCAACAAGCAAAGATAGATACTGAAACTGCACAAGCTCAATCTGAACAACAATTAAGACAAGAATGGGGTAGAGATTTTGATGCAAAAGTTCAACAAGCTGGTGCGATTGCTAAAGCAAATATAAAACCAGAAGTATTAGATATGACTTTATCAGATGGTACTAGACTTGGTGATCATCCAGAAGTAATTAAAGGTTTTGCAAAAATAGCAAGTATGATGTCAGAAGATAAAATAGTTTCAACTGAAAGTGAAAATGTAAATTCAGTTGCGGATATTGAATCTGAAATATCATCTATTACAAATGATACTGATGGACCATATTGGAATAAATCACATCCAGATCACGATAAAATGGTTCAACAAGTTTATACTTTAAGAGAGATGCTCAATGCAGATAAACAATCTTAATGATCAAGAAATTCGATTAGAAATATTACGTTTAGTAAAAGAGACAGGATCTAATGAACAAAAAAATGATCCCTTGCCTTATGCTGAAAAATATTATAATTGGGTAATTAGTAAGAAAATTCGTAAGAACCTTACTGGCAAGAAGGAATAGACTTCTACTCTAAAAGAGTTTAAATCCAAGAATTGCCTACTCATTTGAGTGGATAACCTTTCTGATTATTTATAACTTAACAATAATAATGGAGAGACAATTATGTCATCACAAATAACTACAGCTTTTGTACAGCAGTATTCTGCTAACGTACAAATGCTATCTCAACAAATGGGATCATTATTAAGAGACAAAGTTAGACAAGAAAGTGTTGTAGGAAAATCAGCTTTCTTTGATCAAGTTGGTTCAGTAACTGCTCAGCTAAAAACTAGCAGACACTCGGACACTCCGCAAATAGATACTCCTCATTCAAGAAGAAGAGTAACTCTTGCAGACTACGAGTTCGCTGATCTTATTGATCAACAAGACAAAGTACGTCTTTTAATTGACCCTACATCTACATACGCACAAGCTGCTGCATACGCAATGGGTCGTGCAATGGATGATGTGATTATTGCTGCTGCTACTGGTACTGCTTACACAGGCGAAACTGGTACTGGCACTGAATCTGCACAAACAGCTATTGCTGCTAGTGTTGGTTCAACTACAGGCTTAAACATTCCTAAATTAGCGAAAGCTAAAGAAAAGTTTGATTTAGCTAGTGTTGATCCTTCAATCCCAAGACACATTATCGTGTCTCCGGAGCAGATCAATAATCTTTTAAATGTAACTGAAGTTACGAGTTCAGATTTCAATACTGTAAAAGCATTAGTACAGGGTGAAATCGACACGTTCTTAGGCTTCAAATTTACAGTTTCCAATAGACTTGCAAAATCTGGTAATGACAGAACTTGCATAGCCTTCGCACAAGATGGTATCACTCTAGGAATTGGTAAAGATGTTTCAGCAAGAATAGATGAGAGAGCAGACAAATCGTATGCTACTCAAGTTTACTATTGCATGAGCATTGGTGCTACTAGAATGGAACAAGCGAAAGTTATTGGTATAACTTGTACAGAAGCATAATAGGAGGAAAATATGGCTACAGTTTATTCGATACAAAAGACTAAATGGGATCAGAATGTTCCTTCACAAAAGATTGATACTACTGAATTAGCGGGTAGAGTAAGAGTTGCTCATGCAGAATATGAAGCATCTTCTCTAGCTTCTGGTGATGTGATTCAAATGTTTAATTTACCAAATGGTGCGAGAATCATCTCTGGTAGATTAGCACATGACGCATTAGGTAGTTCAACTACTTTATCAGTAGGTTATGCTGCACACACAAATGCTGCGGGTACTGCTGTAAGTGCAAGTGCTGCTGCTTACAAAGCGGCTGCTGCTTCTACTTCTGCAACTGCGGTAAATGCTGCTAACACTATTGCATTAGGTGAAAACTCACTTGTAGATGCTAACAAGGATGGACTTCCTGTGTCAGTGACTATGGGTGGTGCTGCAGGAACTGGTACTATTCAATTAACTATGATGTATGTGCTAGACTAATTGTTTAGTTTGTACTAATAGTATGTAGATAGGCGGGAAGCGGGAGACTTAATCTCGCCTATCTTTTTATGAAGAAGATAAAAGATTTAAAACCTGTATTACATTTTAAAAAAGATAATTATGTATATAGGTATGTGTTAGTAGACAGATTCAAACATGGTCCTAAATATCATTATGGATTTGATCTAAAAGAAGAAAGAACAGAAGAAGAAATATTTGCGTTAGAAAAAGATAGACAAATAAGACGCAAGTATATTATAAGGAAGTAGTATGGCATCAACAGTTGATATTTGTAATGGAGCATTAAATCAGTTAGGTGCAACAACTATACTTTCACTTACAGAAGATTCAAAAAATGCTAGACTTTGTAACTCAAGATATACTCAAGTAAGAGATGCTGTATTTAGATCACATCCTTGGAACTGTTTACAAAAAAGAGTTGAACTAGCACAATCAACTACAACTCCTGCATGGGGTTTTAAATTTAAATATGATTTACCCGGAGATTGTCTAAGGCTTTTAAAAATATTAGACTTTGATTCTAACTATAGAGTAGAAGGAAGATCAATATTATCTGACAATACTACTATGAAAATATTATATATATCAAGAGTAGAAGATCCTAATGAATATGATGAACTACTTAGAGAAACATTATCTGCTGCACTTGGTGCAGATATTGCTTATGCAATAACATCTAATAATACTACATCACAAAACATGATTATAAATTATCAAGAAAAATTAAAAGATGCTAGATTTGTAGATTCAACTGAAGGTCAAAATGTTTCTCAAGAAGATGGTATGGCAGATGCAGTAGATGCAAGTACATTCTTAAACTCAAGGTTTTAATAAATGGCTAGAGTAGCTGCACAAATTTCAAACTTTACAGCAGGTGAATTATCACCAAGATTAGATGGTAGAAATGATTTAGCAAAATATTCTGCAGGATGTGCAACTGTAGAAAATATGGTTATATATCCTCATGGTGCTGCAGCTCGTAGACCGGGTACTCAATATGTTGCTGAAGTAAAATCAAGTGCTGCTAAAACAAGATTAATACCTTTTGAATTTTCTACTACACAAACTTATATTTTAGAATTAGGAAATGAATATATTAGATTCTATAGAGATAATGGTCAAATATTATCTAGTGGTTCTCCTTACGAAATATCTTCACCTTATTTAACTGCAGAACTATTTGATATTAAGTTCGCACAAAGTGCTGACGTTATGTACATTACACATCCTAGTCATAAAACTAGAAAACTATCTCGTACAGGACATACTTCTTGGACATTAACAGAAGTAGATTTTACTAATGGTCCATATTTAGATACAAACACATCTACAACAACAATTACAGCTTCTGCACAAACAGTAGGTACAGGAAGAACTTTTACTGCTAGTGCTAATACATTTGCATCAACAGATGTTGGAAGGTTAGTTAGATTTAGAGATGGTTATGCAAAAATAACAGCATATACAAGTGCTACAGTTGTAACTGTTGAAATATTGAAAGACACAGGAGCAACTACTGCATCTACCGATTGGTCATTAGGTGCTTTTTCAGAAACAACAGGACATCCTTCTTGTGTATCATTTTTTGAGCAACGATTAGTTTTTGCTGCAACATTAAATAATCCACAAACAGTTTATTTTTCTAGGTCTGGTGATTATGAAAACATGGATGCAAATATTGGTGGTACTGTAGCAGATGATGATGCTATTATTTATACAATAGCATCTAACCAAGTAAATGCTATTAGATTTATGACAGCCAGTAGAACTTTAATTATTGGTACCGCAGGTGGTGAATTTACAGTTAGTGGTGGTGGAGATAATGATGCTGTAACACCAACAAATATTTTAATTAAAAAACAATCTAATCATGGTGCTGCAAATACAGATGCAATAGCAGTTGGTAATGCTACTTTATTTTTACAAAGAGCTAAAAGAAAAATTAGAGAACTAGCTTATAATTTTGACGTAGATGGTTATACAGCTCCAGACTTAACAATCCTTGCCGAACACATTACTGAAGGTGGTGTAACAGAAATGGCATATCAAGAAGAACCACTAGCAATTATTTGGTGTGTAAGAAATGATGGTGAGTTAGTTGCATTAACATATCAAAGAGAACAAGAAGTAGTTGCATGGCATAGGCACGTTTTTGGTGGAGCTTTTGGAAGTAGCAAAGCAGTATGTGAATCTGTTGCAGTTATACCAACTGAAGATAGTGAATATGAATTGTACATGATTATAAAAAGAACAATTAATGGTGCAACCAAAAGATATGTAGAATATTTAAACACATTTGATTTTGATCAAACTGATAATACATCATTTAATTTTTTAGATTCACAATTAAATTATAGCGGTGCAACATCAACATTGAATGGTGATATTTCTAATTCAGCAACTACAGTAACTGTAGCATCTGGAACAGATTTTACATCATCTGGTAAAATAAAAATTGGTGGAGAAATAATTACTTATACAGGAAAATCTACAAATGATTTAACTGGTTGTACTAGAGGAACAGAAAGCACCACTGCAGTAGCTCATACATCTGGAGATACTGTTAAACAGGTTGTTAATACTTTATCTGGATTAAATCATTTAGAGGGTCAAGAAATTAATATATTAGCTGATGGATCAACACATCCTAATAAAACTGTAGCATCAAACTCTGTTACTTTAGATAGGTTTGCAAATAGTGTTAAAATTGGATTAGGTTATACTTCATTACTAAAAACTATGAGAATAGATGCTGGATCACAAAATGGTACATCACAAGCTAAAACAAAAAGAATTTATGAAGTTACTGCAAGACTATATGAAAGTGTTGGTGTTGAAATAGGACCCGACTTAAATAATATGGAGAGAGTTCCTTTCAGAACTTCTGCTAATCCTATGGATCAAGGTATTCCACCATTTACAGGTGATAAAGAAGTAGAGTTTAGAGGAGATTATGATACAGATGGATTTATGATTGTTAGACAAACGCAACCTTTGCCTTTAACAATTTTATCACTATACCCAAGGTTAATAACAAATGATGGATAAACACTTACATATAATACCTTACACAAAGGAACATGGACAGTTTATATTATCCTGTCAAATGAATCACAAAGTATTAGAAGCAGATAAAACTTATATTAATTTAGAAGGTAATGCTAAAAGTTTAGAACAAGATCATTTAGCTTTTACAGGAATGGTTAGATCAAAACCTATTTTTGCTGCTGGAATGAAAATGGTTTGGGGTAGAGTTGCAGAAGGTTGGGTTATAGCAACAAATGATATATGGAATTATCCTTTGAGTGTAGCTCGTGCAATTAAAAAAGATTTTGCTAGAGTTGCAAAAGAACACAATATAGAAAGAGTACAAACTGCAATTAGAAAAGATTTTAAAGAAGGTCAAAGATTTGCAGAATGGTTAGGTTTGGAAAACGAAGGTTTAATGAAAAAATTTGGTTTTGATGGAACAGACCAATACAGATATGCGAGGATATTCTAATGGGTGCAGCAAATATTTTTACAATAGGAATGGGTCTTGCACAATACAAAGCTCAAGGAGAAACTGGTAAATTTAATCAAAGAGTAAACAATAGAAACGCATTAATACTTGAAGGTCAAGCAAATCAATTAGAAGCAAAAGCTGATTTTGATATTGCTCAATTTAAAAAAAATTTTAGAAAAATTGAAGGAGAAACAAAGGTAGCTCTTGCTAAATCTGGAGTTGATACAGATAGTGGTAGTGCTTACAATATTATGTTATCAAATGCTTATGAAGCAAAATTACAAGAAAATTTAATTATATATAATTCACAAGTTGCTGCAGCTAATAAAAGAGAACAAGCTAATTTTGCTAGAATAGAAGGTGTTATGCGTAGAAACGAAGCTAAACTTGCACAAATACAAACAGTTGCAACAACCGGATCAAGTTTATATTCAATGATGAACAAACCTAAAGGAACAGTATAATGTTTAAATTTATATTAATATTTTTTTTGGGAGTTTATTTATAATGGCTAAAATACCTACATTTACAGCAGAGGGTTCTATTACTCAATTAGAAGGCACTACTTCTAATGTTAGAATGGGTTTAAATCAAAATCTTGCTAGTGCGTTAGCTCCTATTACGAAAACTGTTGTTCAACAAAAAGTAAAAGAAAATGCTTTACAAAATCAAGCAGAAGCATTGAAATTAGAAAATGATTTTATTACTGATATGCAATCAGTTACTCAAACTATTAATACAAATGAGAAATATGCAACAAACAAAGATGCTGCAAACATTTATTTAAAAGAACAATCAGATGCACTTATTAAAAAATACAGAGCATTAGCAACTAATGGAAATGTACAAGAAAAATTTTCTAATTATGCTTTAGCTGAAGTTCAAAAAACTATTTTTAAAACTGACACTATAATATCAAGAAATATTTTAACAAATTTAACAAACGAATATTTAAAACAAAAAGAATTAGTTATTATCAATGGAATGACTAATGACATTGATAGATTAACTTTACAAACAAGTTTACAAAAATTAACTATAGATACTTATAGTTCTCAAGTTTCACCTCCAGAATTAAAAAAAATGTTAAATGCTATTCCTGTAGAAATACAGTTGTATGATGGATTAAAAGATGTTCAACAAACACCTAGAAAAACTTATTTTCTTTTAAAAGATCCAAAATATTTACCAGACCTATCTTATGAACAAAGATTAAAATTAGAAGAAAAAGCTAAAACAATTATAAGACCACAAATTACAACAGAGTGGGAAAATTATACTGCAATGATAATGGCTGGAAAAGAACCACCTGCTTTTAATATGGAACTTGCAAAAGAAATAATGACAGAGCCAGTTGCTAATAAAATGTTACAAGAAGAATCTATATTAAAAGATACTGTTATTTATAATAATTTAATACTTACCTCTTCAGATAAAGACTTAAATGAATTATATGAGGGTATTATAGTAAAAGCATACGAAGAAAACACAGAATTAAAAGCTCAAGCATTACAAGAGCATTATGAAAAAATTCTTAAAAAAAGAATTAATGGTCTTAGTAAAGATCCGGTTAGTTTTATATATCAAACAAATAATTCTGACATTGCAGATTTGCTTTCTGAATTAGAAGAATTAAAAGGAATATCTGAAGGTGCTGGACCAATATTTAATTCTGATGAAGAAGCATTGGCAATACAGCAAAAAAATATGGAACTAGCAAGTGCATTAGCTGATGAACAAACTAAATTAGGTATACCAGAATCTCAACATAAATTTATGACAAATGAACAAGCAACAGGATTTGTTAATTCATACATTGCTTTAGCAGAAAAAAATGATCAACAAGGTATGCAAAATTTAATGCTAACACTAGGTAATGAATATGGAATTTATGAATCTAAAGTTATAGCTCAATTAAAAGCAAGTGGTTTACCAGAAGGAGCAGAAATTGCTTTATCATTAGGTAATTCTGAACTTGCTGTAGAAGCATTGTCTCTTGATACTAAAGAAGAAAAAGATTCATTAAAAACTTTTTTAAAAAGAGAAACTGGTGATGATGTAAAATTTGATGATATTAAACTTATGATTAGTGAACAAATGATAGATTTTGAAGCTATATTAAGAAAAAATGTTCCATTAGATAGTAGTGGTACATTACCAGAAATGGATAAACTTATAGATTTTTTAAGTTATGCAGCAATTAATAGAATGTATGGTAAAGGAATGAACGCAGAAGATGCTGCTCAATCTGCTGCTAATACTTTTTTAAATAATTTTCATTTAGAAGATACTTATTTTATTCCTAAAATTTATGATGGAGAAGATATATCTGCTAGTATTGATGGTATAATTGATAAAGCAGATGTTTTAAAAGATTATTATTTACCGGAATTTGGTGCAGTTGCTTTTAAATCTGCAACTGAAAGGGATGAAGTAAAGCTAACAAATAAAATGAAATATCAAATGCAAACTAATGGTCAATGGAGAAACACTCCAGATGGAGAGGGTTTGGTTTTTGGAATAGTATTAGCAAATGGATCATTTGCACCTGTAATAAATGAAAAAGGAGAAGAGCTTACTTTTAAATTTAATGATACAACTTACACTATTCCGGGTACATCAGAAAACTTTAACATGAATTTAAAATATAATGAAGATACAGAAAATGTTTATGCTATGGGTGGTGCTATTAAAGTTGATTTAGAACCTATTGTTAAAAAAGAAGAAAAAGAAGAATTATTTGATTCAAATGAAATTTCTGCTTTAATTGATAAATCTAAAGAAAAAACTACTAATGTTGCAGAAAAAAAAGAAAATAAAAATCTTATAAAAAATTGGAATAAATATTATCAAACAGATGATAGTTTTTTTGGTTTTATGAAAGCAAAAGAAAGATTAAATCGTATGAATGAACCGGATTATAAAATTCCAAATGATGCTATATCTGCTATAGAAAGTGCAGCTACTAACTTTGATGGTGATGGTGGTTTTTCAAAAAAATACTTAATAGATGCTTTAACTAAAATTGGTCAGATAGAAAGTCAATACAAAACAAAAGTACAAAAAACAGACAAACCTGTAAAAGAAGAAACAAAGTTTTTAGCGAGATCATATTGGCAAATAGAAGTAGATACAGCTAAAGATTTATTAAAAAATTCTAGTGCTGTATTTGGAGAAAAATTTGAAAAATCTTTTTCTAAATATAAAAATAAAAATGAATCTGCAAGAGAAGGTTTACTTATGTTAAGTGATAGAGCTTTAGTTAATCTATTAGAAAAAGATGATAAATTAGCTGCTAATATTGCTGCAGCTTTAATTGTTACAAGATTTAAATAATATGGCACAATTTGGTTTTGGACTAAACATAAATAACACAGCACAAAAAACAGGCTACGATCAATATAAAACTAATTTATTTGAAACATTAGGAGCTGTTGGAAAAGACAACTGGAATTATAATCCAGTAATATCTTTAATGACTTATGGAGATGTATTAGAAGCAGAAAGAGAATCAAGAGCATTAGATATAGAACCTGTAGATAGAAATGTTTTAAATGAAAGATATAAAGATTTAGGATTATATTTTGAACGAGATGAATATCAATCAGTTGTTGATGTTATGGTTAGACAAAAAGAATTAGAATTAGAAAGACGAAGTATAATTCAAAGAGGACCAAAAGGTTCTTGGAATCCTTTAAGTGGTGGTTTTTATGTAGGTGCTGCAAAACTAGCAACAGGTATTGGTGTTAGTTTTCTTGATCCTATAAATATTGGTGTATCTTTTATACCTGTATTTGGACAAACTAACTTTGCTAGAGTTGCTGCCGCAACAAGTTTTAAAACTGCTAGACTAACACGAGGTGCAGTAGAAGGTGCTGTTGGTGCAACTCTTGTGGAACCTATTATTTATGGTGTAGCTCAAAGAGTAAAAGCTGATTATGATCTTGTAGATAGTTTTATGAATATTAGTTTTGGTTCTGTTATTGGTGGAGGACTTCATGTAGGTGCTGGTAAATTAAAAGATATGAAAACTGCTAGAGATTTTGAAGCAAGAATTTTAGCAAACAGAGAAAATTTAAGTACAGTTGAAGGTGGAGATCCAGAAATAAATTTTTATAAAGAATATTATCCTGCTGATAGTGAGCTAATGATGAGACTAGAACAAACTGATCCAGAGTTAAGAAAAAGATTATTAGCAAAAGCTATTGGTGATCAACAATTAGATGAACCTGTAAATGTTACTGATATAGCAAATGCTGATCCTGTAATGAATGGTACATCAACTAAACAACTTGATATACAAATTAATGCAGCAAGAAAAAATCTTGATGATGCTATTAAATTTTCTAAAAGTGATGAATTAACAGCAAAAGGTAGTAAAGAAAAATTATTAGCAGATGCTAGAAAAAAATACAATGAACTACTTGCAGAAAAACAAAAATTAAACAAAGAAGTTAGAACTGAACCTGTAGTTAATGAAGCTAGAATTAATAATAAAAAAATATCAGATGATTTAGAATTAAATTCTGTAAAAGACAGTACAGCAAGAGGAGAACCAGAAGATACACAAATAAAAGTATCGGAAGAAAGATTATTAAAAATAAGAACAGCACAATCTGAAAAAGGATTAAATTTAAAGTTTGGTCCAGAAGATACAACATTAAAAGCTGCATCAGAACAATTAGATGAAGTAAATTCTAAATCACAAGAAATAGATGATATTGTGGCTGATTATATTAACTGTAGTAATGGAAATTAACAATGGCTAAAAACACCTGTTTAACAAGAGTAGAAAGTTTATTAAAAGGTTCTTCAATTAAATCTGTTAAAAGAGATGAAATAATAAATTTAATTAAACAATCAATAGCAGAAAAAAAATTATCTGGCATAGATGAAGTTAATGTAGATAAAATTGCTAAAGATGTAACAGAACAAATCAAAGCACAAAAAAAACAAGACAAAATAAATGCTCTTAATGATGAAATATTAGTAAGAAAAAAAGTAGAAGAACAATTAGAAAATTTTAAAGATGATCCGGAAAATGGTTTAATATCATTATTGGTTGGTACCAATGAATTAACTCTTGGAGCTAGACAATCTGTAGGTGTTGCACAAAATGCTGCACAAGGTCAATTAATTGCAGGTTTTAATGCTGAGTTAAAAAATGCTGGAGTAGATCAATTTTTTGCAAATGCAGATATGGCAACACAAGAAAGAATTGCTATAGCTATGGAAGAATTTGCTCAACAAAAAACTGATATAGAAAAAAGAACTGGATTAAAACCTCCAGTAACAGAAACAAATCAAGATATAAAAAAAGTTGCAGAAATAATGGAAAGTTATTCTGAACTTGTTAGACAAAAATTAAATGCCAGAGGAGCTAACATTGAAAAAATGTGGGGTTATGTTGTTAAACAATCTTATGATCAATTTAATGTTAGAGCTGCTGCAAATAGATTAAATAAAAAATTAGAAGAAATAACTGTACCAGAAAATTTAAAAGGTAAAGATATAAATTATTATAAAAATTTTACAGCATGGAAAAATTTTATAATGCAATATTTAGATGGAGATAGAACATTTGCTAATACAGATGATGTAGATAATTTTTTATTAAATGCTTACAATTCTATTGTTGGTAATAAAATACAAATAGCTGAAGGAGCCGGTAATATTTTTGGCACTAAAAATGTAGCAAAAGGTGCAAATTATAAAAGAGTATTACATTATAAATCTGCAAAAGATTGGTTTGCTGTAAATGAAAAATTTGGCACAGGATCTTTAAAAGAAACTTATTTTTCTGGATTAATGACAGCAGGAAGAAACATGGGTATGATAGATTCTCTTGGTACCAAACCAAAACAAAATTTTGAAAAAATTAGATATGCAATTCAACAAAGATTAATAGATGATGAAAGATTAAATGCTGCACAATCTATATCTTCTTATGCACCATTTGATAAATATATGAAAGTTGTAGATGGTACTATTCATACTATTGAAGGTGGTAGTATTGGATTTGGTGTAGCAAAATGGTCAGCAATAACTAGAGCTGTAGGTAATGTAGGTAAACTAGGTGGTGCTGTTATATCTGCTGCTGCTGATTTGGGTATTTATGGATCAGAAATGAAATTCCAAGGTAGATCATTTTTAGGTGGAATGTATGAAGGTTTTAAAGGTTTAGCAAGAAGAAAAAATACACAAGATAAAAAAGATTTAGTTGAAGGAATGGGTTTTTTAGCAGATGGTATAATATATGATGTTTCCGGTAGACACACAGTTGGTGATAATTTAACTAAAGGTTGGACTAGAATACAAAGAACATTTTTTAAATACAACTTACTTTCTTGGTGGACCAACACTTTAAAAGAAAACTCAATGTTAGGTATGGCTAATTATTATGCTAAACAAAAAAATTTAAGTTTTGATAAATTAAATAAACCATTACAAGAATTTTTTGGTTTGTATAATATTGATTCTGTAAAATGGGATGTAATTAGAAAAAATGGAATGGCAAAAGCAGATGATGGAACTGAATTTATTAATGTTGCAAATTTAGATCAAATATCAGATGCCGATATAAAGAGAATAACAGGTATAGATAATTTAAGTAAAACAGAACTACAAATAGAAAAAGATAAGTTTAAATATTCAGTGTCTGGAATATTATTAGACAGATCAATTTATGCAGTTATAGAACCAGATGCTAGAGTAAAGGGTATTATGACACAAGGTTTGTTAGCAGGAACTGGTATGGGTGAAGCTATTAGATTTGTAGGTCAATTTAAAGCATTTCCAATGTCTATTATGAATAAAGTTTTAGGAAGAGAAATGGCTTATATTAGAAAAGGTAAAAGATTAGGTGGTTTAAGTACAGAAGCTGGTAGAGCAGAAATAGGAAGAGGTATTAGAGGAATGGCTGCACTAATTATAACTTCTGGTTTTATGGGTTATATGGCAATGACTATGAAAGATTTATTAAAAGGAAAAGAACCAAGAGATCCTACAAAATTTAAAACAATAATGGCTGGTTTTTTACAAGGTGGTGGATTAGGTATATATGGAGATGTGTTATTTAAAGAACAAAGAGATGCTGGGTCTGTTATTGCTGGTTTAGTTGGTCCAGCTCCTACAACAGCAGTTGATCTTGGTTTAGCACTTCAATATGCTCTTCTTGGAGAAGGTGGAAAATCTGCTAAAGCTGCTTATAGAGCAATCAGTTCTAACATACCTTTTTTAAATTTATTCTATATAAAAGTAGCATTTGATTATTTAATAGGTTTTCAAATTATGGAAACATTAAATCCGGGTGTATTAAAAAGAGTAGAAAGAAGAATGAAAAAGGATTATAATCAAGAATATCTATTTACAAAACCATCAACAAGTAATAAAGGTTTTTAAGTTATGACAGTATCAACTACAATTATTAAGAACTCCCACAATGGAAATGGTAGTACAACTAATTTTGCATATCAATTTAGAATTTTGCAGGACAGCGATTTAGTAGTAATTATTAGATCATCTACAGGAACAGAGACAACTAAAACTTTAACTACTCACTATACAGTAGCGGGTGCGGGTGATGCAAGTGGAGGTTCAATTACTTTCACTACTGGCAACACTCCTGCTTCTGGTGAGACAGTTGTTATAAGAAGGAATGTCCCGCAAACTCAAGCGATAGACTATATCGCTAATGATCCATTCCCTGCGGAGACACACGAAGAGGGTCTGGATCGTACAACTATGATTGCTCAACAAGTATCTGAAGCAACAGATAGATCAATCAAGTTATCACGAACAAACACTATGACATCTACAGAGTTTACTGTAGGTGCAACTGATAGAGCTAACAAACTTTTATCTTTTGATGGAAATGGAGAACTTTCGGTTACTCAAGAACTAGGTGTATTTAAAGGAAATTGGAGTGCCAGTACAGCTTATGTTGCTAGAGATATAGTAAAAGACACTTCAACAAATAATATTTTTATTGCTAACACAGCACACACATCCTCTGGATCACAACCACTTACATCAAATACCGATTCAGCTAAATGGGATTTATTAGTAGACGCTGCTAGTGCCACAACATCAGCTAGTACAGCAACAGCTCAAGCAACGATAGCAACTACAAAAGCTGGTGAAGCAGCTACTTCAGCAGCTACTGCAACTTCTCAAGCAAGTACTGCCACAACAAAAGCTAGTGAAGCAAGTACAAGTGCTTCTAACGCTGCGACTTCCGCAACAAACGCTGCAGCATCCTATGATAATTTTGATGACAGATATTTAGGAGCAAAATCCTCTGATCCATCAGCAGATAATGATGGAGATTCTTTAATTACAGGAGCTTTGTATTTTAATAGTACATCAAATACTATGAAAAATTATACAGGTTCTGCGTGGCAAAGTTTAAAACCAACATCTTCTGAGCAAACAAATATTGATGCAGTGGCTGCAGACGCAACTGACATTGGTGCAGT